AAGCAACGAGAACCAGGAACATTTGTTCTGGCAGGGAATGATAGTCCCACCTAGCAACAAATACCTGTTTGAATTATTTCTATCGGAGCACGGATCATGGACACTTGTAATGACTACTGTTAATAGCCTGTCCTGTGCCATAGGGGGTGGCGACCACTGGCTGCGCCACGATATCAAAGAGCTCTTTAACTAACTACTTCGCGTCCCCCCAGTTCTCCCCGATTCCTACGTCTACCCGTGAAGGAATCTTCATATCCGGTACACAGTTCTCCATTAGCGTTTTGATCTTTTCGATCTGAGCGTCATCCTCGATAGAGAAGCAAAGCTCGTCATGGACCGTGAGCATTGGCCAATGGCCGTTAGTAATACAATCCTGCATCGCTTGCTTTGTCTGATCCGCGCTGGATGCCTGAATTAAACGGTTCAAAGATTTATACACGAACGCAACCTGATATCTCCTTGGGTCGTCATCCCTCCAGTTCTTCTCTCGTTCCTCTTCAGGGGTTTCCATTATATCACGCCATCTCTGTTCCAGTTTGTCCACATGTATAGGAGATATTTTAACGCGGAAACCCTTGTCTCTCATTGGGAACCGACACTTGCGCCCCATTAACGTCCGCAGTTCAGCGCGCCTGGACGCATGGTTCATCACCGCAGAGGCCAAGGCTCGTATGAAAGGAACCTTCTCGTCATACTCGTTCCGTATCTCCCTGGCTTCGTCGATACTAATGTTACCTAACATGTTCGCCAGCTTCGCTAACCCCATTCCATACATAATTCCCAAGTTGATTGTTTTCGCACGGTCCCGTTCCAGGTCCGCCAGGTCAGCGACCATCTGGTGGAAATCGAGATTGTCCTTTTGATATAGATCCACGATCTCCAACACCTTGGGGTTATCCTTGGTGGCACCAGTGAGGGACGCATAGTGCATCAGCCACCGCGGTTCCTGGGCACTATAATCAAAGCTACCCCAGCGACATCCTTCTTCTGGTAGGAAGAGTCCTCGGATGAGTTGTTTAATTTCAGGATGTCTAGCGGGTACTTGCTGCAAATTTGGATGACTTGAGGAAAATCGCCCCGACACAGTTCCACCTTCATCTGAGCGCAACTGGTTAAACTCACAGTGGATACGACCATTGTGCTGATGAAGAAGAATGGTATCCACAAACGTCGTATTCGCTTTGTTGTACTCACGAATTTCCAGCACTTTCTTGACGATAGGATGCTTATGGTCTTTTAAGAACTGTTTAGTGAAACTGGGTGTCTTGGATTTCTCTGTTACGCCATACGAAAGTCCTAATTTTTTAAATACATCGGCAATACTCTTGGCGGTCCATGGTTCGAGGTTCACTCCTGTTTCCTGGTATACTTCCTGTAAGAGCTTCTTCTCCTTTTGTTCTAAAATCTTTTTGGTTTGTTCCGCTTTCTCCACGTCTACGCGCACCCCTCGCCGGCGCATTTCAAACACTAATGGTAGTAGTGATAGTTCCAGATCCAGAATAGGCAGACACTCTTCCCGTTCCAGTTCTCTGCGTAGTACATGCCATAGCTGGAGTGTTAACCGGGCATCTGTCTCCGCATACAAAGCCACCCGTGCCGGCGGTAACTTCCACATCTCCGCTTTAGCATCCACTCCATGTTGCGCTGCAGCACGTTTCAATTCCTCTTCAGCCTTCCGTTCCCCGAGGTAAGTGGCGCCCAACGCATTCAAGGCGTAGCTAAAACGGTTCTCATCGAGCAAGGGAGCGGCGACCATGGTATCCAGGATCTGGCCTTTGACCTCGATCCCTTCGGTCCCAAGCCACCCTAGATCGTACTGCGCGTTGTGAAATACTACAGCCATGCCATGATTCAGTTGATCCTGTAACCAACGCAGAACCAACTTCTTGGACATGTTGCCCGAACCCCAATGGGCAATGGGGAGATATGCCTGCCAGCCATCGGCAGCAACCGAAATCCCAACTAGATAACCATCCCGGCGCGGCCAGCCTGGGCCAAAGGTTTTGAGATTTGGATCCCGCGTCTCTACATCAACGGCAATGATCTTCTCCGAAGACAAATCCGGTAGTTCTTCGGTCGGCATCCATATGGGTTCGTCGAAGAGGTCTTCGCGCACTAGGTTTTTTTCTCTTGATAAGAGAGCGCGGCCCAAAGGGCAGTATAGGCAGTGCCGTCTCTGCCATCATCCTTGTTAAAGTCACCGACCTCATCTCTGGCCACTTTTAAAAGTGTCATACAGAACGCAACTTGAGACGCATTCACAGGAGTAGCAAGATACGCAGACCATAACTCAGCGATGCGTGATTGGAGCTTTGTATAATCACCATGTTGCTTGGCTCTCGCTCCTTTTACTAACTCTGCCGCTTCTGTCAGAATTGTATCTGGGGTCATATCTCGTAGTACCGCTTCGATTCTGTGAATGGTTCTAGCAGATGCAACGCCTTCTTCGTTCTCGTCACTGCGACGTAGAACACTCTGTGTTCTGTCTCCGGCGTCTTCCGATATTCCTTGTACGCTGCAGGGGATAAATCCGGTATCACTATCACGTTGTCGCATTCGCCACCCTTCATAGAATGAATGGTACTGATCTTTATACGTGGATGCTTGACATTGTCCCCGCGCCTTAAAGCATTAAGCACATAGTGTCTGGTCTCATCATCAATTTTCCCCAGCACCTCATGCCATCGTCCTTCCGTTATGCGTAAGCCCAGCTCCGAGTGAGCCTGATCCATAGAAAACATAACGTCTTCTTCCCGATTAAGGAAGGTCTTGGACCGCGGCCCACTACCCTTTCGATAACCAACATTAGCATCCATGTAGGTGTAAATGTTCTTAATTTGATCAATCCCTAGAGAATGTCCCTTCGTCCAGTTTTCCCAGGAAAGAATGGCATCATACATTTTTGGGGGGATGCTTGGGTGACCAAACCGGCTATAGACCCACCCTTCCTCGCGCAAGTGCTTAGCATAATGAGAAGCAATTTTATTCGTGCGCGCTAACAGGCACCACTCACCAGTTTCCAGAGGTACGCTATAGATACTGTTATGCCATCGTACCGATCCTGAATGTTCTGTTGGATACCAGACTTTTGGCGCTCGACCTTCGATGCGCTGCACAATGGCCTGTGCGATCTCAAAGGGTTTCTGCGGGACACGATACGATTTTGTCAGCACTTGCTTGTTGGGAGCGCAGTTCTGGAATGCGTGGACATCCGCTCCCTGGAACCCCATGATGGCTTGGTCATCATCGCCAGTAAAAACTTGTATACGAGGAGTTTTACGCAGGACCTTGATCATCTCCCACTGTAAAGTGGACAAATCCTGTGCCTCGTCTACGAACAACGCGTCTATATCCAATGGTTCGTCACGCTTGACAAACTCCTCGATCATATCGGTAAAGTCTACCTTCCCTCGGACCTCTTTAAAGTTCTTATAAGAAATGACTAATTGTTCCAGTTGAGGCCAGTAAATTTCATAATTACCAACGTCAGCGTACACCTGTCCCAAATCTATTTTTTTGCTGCGAGCCAAATGGTGGATATTGAGATAGATATCCCCATCAGAGATACCAAGCATATCAAAATCATTATCTACGCCCGTCGCGTTTTTGGCAGAAAAAGAAAGACCAACGTGATCCCCTATTTCTTCCAAATCTTTTTGGCCTATGAGATCTGAGGATTTGTAGCCACCCGTATGGAAAGCCATCGAGTGTAGTGTCTGGAAGTAGGGGAGCATGTCCTCTGTAAGGCCCCAGTCCTTACAGACCCGTTCCCGGCTCTCGGATGCTGCCTTGCGAGTGAAGGAGACACAGGCAATTCTCTCTGGAGGAACACCCTCCTCTATTGCATCGCGTATCAAGTTGGAAATGTTCTGAGTCTTGCCTGTGCCTGGTGGGCCATAATATAGAAGTGCGTTGGTCATTGGCAAGTGACCTCCGTCCTCACACGTCCGAAGTGAGACCCGCGCAAAACAATCTTCGCTTGGAGCCTTCGTTGTAGCCAAAGCGCAACATCTTCTTGGTACATAATCTTTGTGGTTAACTCATCGGCCAGTTGCATGATGTCTTCTACTTTGATGACCCGGTTCGTATGTACTTCACATTCGTACACATCGCCCAACTCATCTGAGGGACACTTGGCTACGATTTCTATAGTATGAATAATCTTCATGACTCTTTGACCATGAACCGTAGCATCGCCCATATCACAAACGCAGCCAGCATTTTACTAGCAATCTGCAAGCCAATTAGACTGGGAGTTAGCAAACCAAGTATTGATAGAAAAACCACAGTATCGAGTGGTGTTGCTACAGCTGATGAAATCAATATGCGATCCGCCAAGGGGCGCTTGAGAAGTGAATACACAACCCAGTCTGCACCTTCGGCGACAGCAAAAGCAGCCACACTTGCTATAGCTACATACGGATCGGCCATGAAATAAGAAAGGACTCCCGCTGCGGCCATAGCCGCAACGCACCAATGACCAATAGCCCGTTGACAAAAATCCCTGGTAATAAACACCGTCCCCACAACAATGGACCAGAACCACTCGTATCCAGGGAAGCTACTAAATCCCCAGTTAACCAGGACAACACTGGCAATGTACAAGGCAACATACTTCATTGTTCAAACTCCATTTGTATAAGTCTGTTATGCCAAACGATTGGACATTGGACAGAATCAATCCTTCTGGCCATGCGTTCTGGACACACTTTCTGGTCATTAAAGTTACGTGCAACATTAACAGAGTCAGCACTTGCAAAAGGCCATTTATCCCCAGACAGGGATAGTCCCCGTAACATGTGGATCCACGGCAACTGTCCGTTGGCACTTAAACTATTAAAGACTTGATCCATCCTTCGTTCCCACGATGCGGACCCAATTTGCCAGTACTTCCCCGAAGAACCAAAACATATTCTAGGAAAGTCCTCGTCCACGAGTGCCTGTAAATGGTCCAATGACTCATTTAAATGCCAAACTGGAGCGGCACAGTCTTTGCGATGAGGCCATTCCTTAATCAATGACCAATTCTCCTCTATGGTTCCATCAATTACATCTGGAATGACGGCCCAATGAGGATGGCTTAGTCTTGGTTCTAACCATGTATAAAACTTGTTCCACTTAGTTTCTTGCTTGCGTGTGTAAAAACTAAAAGCTCCATTGTCCCACATTACGGACTGACCATGACTCAAGCACCATG